ATCGTAGTAGTCATGATAGATTCCCCGACATGGGATTCCTTACATTCAACACAGGGTACGATCTTTCGGGCCTTTGTTTCTGTAATAATATTTAGTTTAACATAAGGTTAAGAATGTGTCAAGTGTTACGAAATCAAACTATTTTCCTTCTGGTGGCAATCTCCCCATAAAAGGATCATAGTCAAATAATTCATCCCAGTTCTCAACTCTGTTTGAATCATTCTTCCAAAAATTTGTCAATCCATCATGACTACTACGATGAAATACTTCAACATGATCGCCATGTATTGATGAACCCATCTCTATCTTGTATAGAAGTAATGGCATCGCATAGGTGTTTCCAGAGTTGTATATCAAATCATCTGCCACTGCTCTTGGTTTTGATCCTTGATCGAGTTTATACTTATCACCACGACAATGTAATCTCACAAGTTTCTCTGCGTGATGTCTTGTAATAACATATGAAGCTGTTGAGAAATCATTTACAAATCTCTTATGCATTCTAATAAACAAAGCACCAGGATTTATAATTGCAGTTTGAAATACATCAAAGTCGTATGGTAACTTAGACATGACATCCCTCCAAGTGAAAGACCAATATCTCACTGGATCAAAATCACAATCATCTTCGATAATAAAGGCATAAGGTTTATCTGTTTTAAGGAACTCTTTCATGGCTTTCAGATGAGAAGTCACACATCCAACCTCACCAGAGTTCATGTTATCTGGATACTTTCCTTTTATAATGTCACTCAAATCATCTTCACGACCATCGTATGCAGAGATGCGTGTATAGTTTTCTATTTCCCAATACTTAAATTGAGTTTCCATGTAAAACCATCTCTCTGGTTCACCATCTAAGTTTATACAATAAACTGGTGGCACACCTTTTAATTTAAATGCTGCTTTGTTTTTATCCATACTAATCTAGAATACTAATTGTTGGAGTCCATCCAAGTTCCATTAACTGTGAAATATCGGCACAGGTAGTCTCTCTTTCACCTGGTGTATTTTCTTTGATAGGTAAATGTCCCATTTCCATTTTAGTTGCAAGGTCGATAACTGATACAGGATTTCCTGTACCAACATCTAATACTCCATTATAACTGCTAGGAATTAAAGTTGCAATAGCAGATACAATATCGTTAACATGAATCCAATCTCTCTTATGTCTTGTAAGATAGGTTGCAGTTTTTTCTTCCAACATACGATATATCATATCACTGCGACTAACTTTTTCTGCCCATACATTAAAGAATCTCATACCTACACTATTTGGTGGTGCTTGGATCTCATTTACTTTCTTAGATATTGCATATGCATTTATCCACCATTCATAAACAGCTGCAGAACTAGCATATAAACATCTAACATTATTCTCTCTACAGTAATCAAATATTGGTTGTGATTTTATAACATTATTTTCCCAGAAAATATCAGGATTTTTAACTGCTTCACGTATCGCAGCATTTGCTGCAAGATGAATAACTATATCATACTTTTTATTTGTTTTAAAATCACCCAAATCAAAAGGTCGATCATATCCATCAACCTCATGTCCATGTGATACGAGATGTTCGTAAACATGACTTCCTATAAAACCATGATGTCCAGTAACTAATACTTTCATTTGTTGTACTTCCTTAAATAATCTTGTTGTGAGTAATATTCCAAAAGGTTTTCTTTATTCATCTTTTCAATCTTTTCCCACTCTGACATATTAGATTGCATGTGCGGATTTGAGAACCATGAGTTTTCTCCTCTTGCATGCTCCAAGTGATAAACATAATTATTAATTCTTCCTATATTATAACCTAAAGTTTTAAATCTGTAAAACCTCTCCTTATCTTCTGGTGCATATGCTCTAAAGTTTTCATTTTCCATACCACCGTCAATATAAACTTGCCTCTTGAAAAATTGTGCCCAACCAAAATCTGATGTATGAGTTTTAGAAACAGAATCTAAATGTGAGTAATCAGTTTTATCTAAAAAATTAGAAACAACTTCATCGGTGGCTGCTACTTGTTTCTGATACATTCCTTGACCATAAGGATATACGATATCAAATTTACCATCACGAATACTATCATGTGCAGTTTTGTATGATTCCTTTGAAAGTATCGCATCACAATCATAATTGACAACTATATCTGTATCTGCTTCTATTATCATTTCATTTAAAACTCTTTGTCTATGAAACAAAGGTGCGTCACTCTTTTCAAAAATAAAATTAAAGTTTTTCCATATACCATTTTCCACAATCTCATCCAATATTGGCATTGCTTGTTCTTGAAATACAGATGTAGAATCGACTTCTTTAACTATTATATTAGTATCAAAATTTTCTACTAAAAATGCAACTATTGTTATCACATTTCGAAGTCTATCTGAAGACTCAATTCGAATAGGAATGATAAAAGTGGCTTGAGATAAATCAATTTTCATCAGGATATTTTCTATGTGGGAAAAAACTAGAATACTTTTCTTTAACGTATTTCAGTTCTTTACTATTCATTAACCATCCACCCTCTGGGTGTTCCACAATACAATCATATTTGGAAGTGGCATTACTACTTATTCTATCATCATGATCTCGATTTGCAACTAATACTTCTGGTATTATGTGTGGAAGACCATTATTCATTCTTATTCTATGATAAAAATCTACGTCTAGCAATAATTTTAAATTTTCATCAAAGTCAACTTTACATTCATTTAGAAAAGAAACTACTGATGGACTACTTAGTAAATTACGTCCCTCAAGAGTATGCTCTGTCCAACAAGGAACACGATGTTCATATGTATTTTTTCCATCTCTAGTTCCACAAAAACCACTAAAAGCCCATTTACAATTTGTAGATACATACACATCATTGATTATTTGTAATGCATTATTATCTACAATTATATCATCCGAAAACATTATCTTTATAATTTCACCTGTACATTCTCTAAGTCCTATATTAATATTTTCACAAGGAACTTCTCCTTCATATCGAATATAGGTAAATTCAAAATCCTCAGAATACTCTTTACACGTATCTAAAATTTTATCATTTTTACTTTGATCTGAAACAACTATATCGAAGTCCTGAAAAGTTTGCATCTTTAATGAATCAAGTAATTCTTTCATCCACTTAGGGCCATTTTCTCCTCGATCATGTGTTGGAATAACTATACTAAATCTTGGCATTATATTCTCTCCCAATTTAAAGGAACAAGATCACTATCATCTAGATTTGCTACAGATCCATACCAAGTTTTGGGAGCAATCACTTTATTTGAATTTGCTAACCATGCACCCCACCAAGAGAATGATGAGTTTGCAATAACATGATATTTACATAAAGATAAGATACACATATCAACTATATTACTGCCAGTATCAGAAACTAAAAATCTATCTGATTCAAATAGTTTTTGACTTTTACACCACTCTGGATCATCAGATACAATCATTACTGGAATATCTGGAAGTTCTTTTAATGCTCTCTCATAGTATTCTAAAGTACATAATGGGTGATAACTTTGTTTTTGAACGTAATCAGTTCTGCGTATATGAAGTCCAATATATTCATCATCTCTGAAACATTCTTTACATGGTTCTAACCAATTTTTTTTGAAAGTAAAATCTTTTCTTATCTCATCTTCGATATGCTTAAAATATTTTTCTGTTTGAAAAAAACCATAAAGATTTACATTATCTTTACAGTTTTCAAATAATTCTTTATCAAAATTAAAACTACTCTCTTGCACATATGGAGCAGAAAAATTATCAGTTTCTTTTACATCTGATATTTCAAATGCTATGAAAAGTTTATGTTGATTTTCTTCATCATAAAAATCTTCTTCTGTTTTTGGCCCAGATGGAACACAAAAATTATAATTATTATTTTTTGCTATACCTTTAAGGGCAGCATACTGAAACATTTGATTTCCAAATCTTCCATTCTTTCCTAGTCTGTCAAATCCAATCATACTACAGGCCAATCAATTACATTTCTAATTTGTTGATTATATTTCCATATCTCTTTAAACATATCAGCATTCAAATTATGTGATTCCATTTGAACAATTAACGAGTTTAAATCTTTAGGAAAACAAGTACCACCAAAACCCCTATCGTTATCTATACCTGGTACTTGAGTATGAGAATTACCTATACGACTATCAGCAACTAATCCCTCACGAATTGTATCATAATCCATTCCAACTGCTTTGCATAAATCGTATATCTTATTAAAATATGCAACCTTATATGCAAGAAAGACATTAGAAAAATATTTGATTGCTTCACTCTCTTTTGAAGTTGTAATAATACTTGGAATATGTGGGAAATATTTTTCAAACATATGAACAAAATCAACACAAAGATCCATATCACCACCAACAATATTTCTTTCGTTATTAGCAAAATCTTGAATAGCATTTCTTGCTGTCAAAAATTCTGGGTTGTGAATTATATTATGTTTCTCGTAATATTTTTCTGTGGTTCCAATTGGTACTGTAGATTTCAAAACAAATGTTCCTACTATATGTTCTGGTAGATCTTCAAAAAATTTATCTAATATGGATAAGTCACATTCACCACTACTTTTCATCGGAGTTGGTAAACAAACAAATATAAAATCTTGATCCACAACATCACCAAGTGTATTTAAAGATCTAGTTTTATCTACATCATAAACTTTACATGGAACTTTATCTTTAAAATTTTGATGAACTGCATTACCAACAAATCCATTACCAACAATTCCAATCATGATTCTAATGTAACTCCTGGTGGTAAACGATAATGAAATCCAAAAGGAGTTATACCCTCACATTCTGGAATTCTATTTTCTTGTGAAAATCTTACTGCAACATCAATAGGAGCAAATTTACAACCTTCTTTTTCATATATATGCCTATTGTGAACACATATATTTCCATCCTCATGATAGTTTACTACACCTGGTGGCATCCTATAAAAATCACTATTATTAGTTTCCCAAGGAACATCTACCTT